TATAGAGTTGAACCATATGACCCATTCATATTACTGTATACACTGTCTTGTGACTCAACAATACTAAAATTCAATATACCTCTCATGTCTTGTTCAACATCCACGGCACCTTTCTTGGTCTTTGTACCTTGGATGAAATCTTCATATGTGATTAGACTTGGTTGTGCATACAGACTTGATAGACTCCTAAAGTTAAACCCTTTCGTGGTTTCAAAAAAAACATAACATGGGTCATTAAATTTAGAACTGAGTGCTTGTCTAGTGCATTCTGCAATTAGACTTAAGGGTTTAATATTTGGTGCAACTATCTTCTTGACATCTGCTGTTGGTTCTACATTTATGTTTTTACCAGACTCAAGGTTGTTTTTCATGATACCCCTTACAATATCTGAAAAACTTCCACGAAGAGTTCCATTCACACGAACACGTTCATTAACAACTAACTCTCTGGAACAGAAGTTAATGATATAACCCTGACTACCATTTCCAATATCTACCTTTGAATCAATGTGTGTAACCATCAGTGCGTTTTTTGTATAGTCAATCATTTGATCTTTGTTTCTAATCGTCGGCGTAGTCAATCTCATTTTGAGATATTCCTGTCCAATGATTGGAAACATTGAAGTTAGGTTTACAGAATCCATTACCGCAAGTTCACCAGTGACACACTGTTGATCTAGTGATTCAAAAATTGTAATGTTTACACACGAAACAGTAAGATCAACTTCTTTACCAGAAGATGAAATCAAAATCAAATCTCTAAGTTCAAAATGACCAGCACGAAATATACCCTCAGGCATTATACAACGCTCTCTTCCATAAGTTCTTCAAATTCGGTCACAAATTCTTCTAAGTAATTTGGATCAAGAAGTCGTATTCTTCTCAATTCGTCTTGGAGTTCTTGTTCATATTCTCTGTTTGTAATTGGAGTTGCAGAAGGAAAGTCTGTGTTGTCTGTTCCAATATTAATCTTGACAGTGGTGTCACCAGAAGTCTGAAAAATCTCATAGTGGTGAATACCATCTACATTCGTATACTTGTTATTGATGTGAGCAAGAAACTGACGAGTGCTCATGGGCCATTGATGATAACGGTCAACGATATCATTCATCATGAGAACAATCCAATGATACTCAGTATCACCATATAATTTGTGTGCAATCATTTCTGGTGTTTCACCGTTCTTGACATCGTAGGTATCAAATAGTGCAGTACTTGTTTTTACCTTTGCACGAATAGAAACACGGCGAAGCAGATTGGTGACAAATTTAAAATCATTGTTACCAACGGCATCATATGGTATTACAGGAAATGTACTGAAATACATTAATAACCCTCCTCAATTCTATTACGGTCCATAAGTTCTAGTTCTGAGAATTGGAGAGTTAATGTAGTTCTCTGTGGTGGTGGTCCACCGTTTACAGGGTCTGGTTCATAAGCAGTATAACGGTCACCACCATACTGAACTTGTAGGTTTGTAAGATATGAAGTTCCTATTCTGTTTAGATACTCATTTCGTGATCCACGATACATATAGTTTATATCAAACACATCTGGAATGTTCATGGCTCTTGGACTTGCAATTCCCGCACCAGATTGTGCAGCAAATTCTGGTGTCATATGCATTTTAAATGAGTCAATAATCTCCTTGACCAACCTTGCTTCAGCCTGACTTTTTGGAATGAATACAAAATTGAAACTAAAAGAACGTCTTCCAATACCTTCAAACATAAGTTCCATTCTTGGTGTTATGACTTTTCCAGTTTGAAGTGCAATTAACGCTTTTGCGCCTGGTGCAACAGTATCAAGTGTTTTGATACCCATTTGTTTAAAAAATTCACCACCATCCTGTCCTAAACCTTTGACTGCACTATCCAATCCAGCACTCTTATAATTTTGAATTGCATTTTTAATAGCTTCAGCGCCGATTGAAATATCCTGATCTCCATAACTCAAAGCATACGTTGTCTCAACTTGTGGTGGCATATACAATGCAACTGTCTTTGTAACAGTTGTGGATGGTCGCATTGATAGCGTTAGGGAGCGATTATTTTTACTGTCTTGAATCGACTGCCTCTGAGCAAAATCTTTATCTCTTATCTTTGTTGCACCACTTAATGCAAGTTGTTCTAATTTTTTAAAATCTGAAATAGGAACCCCAAAATCTTTTGCAAGTTTGGTTAGATTATTGAAATTTTGACTCATAGTTTTTTTAGGATTCTCAATCTTACCCGAACTCATCTTTCTAAATGAAAATAACACATAGTGTCCCTGCATTGCATCTGTTGCAACATCCTGTGGATATGCCAAAATAGTGTCTGTAGAAGAGACTGATCCATTTAGAGGTGAGGTATCAGAACTGTCACCACCTCTTCCATTGAGTCCGTCTGCGATACCACCAACTACTGTTTTTACGGCTCTGTTTGCTGCAGCAGTTGCAGCACCCTGTGCAATGTTTACAAATGCGTCTCTAAGTGCCATGTCTAAATATCCTTATACACTTTAAATTATTTATAACGAATGGCATACAAAGGTCGATATACACCAGTGAACCCTAGAAAATATAAGGGTGATCCACGCAACATAGTCTACCGCTCCTTATGGGAAAGAAAGTTCATGGTATACTGTGATAACAGTAAGAACATTCTTGAGTGGGGGAGTGAAGAAATCATTATACCTTATTTATCCCCTTGGGATGGCCGTATCCACAGATATTTCCCAGATTTCTATATCAAGGTCAAACAGCACGATGGCAGTGTCAAGAAGATGATTATTGAGATCAAGCCCAAGGTGCAGTGCAAACCACCCAAACAACCCAAGAGAAAGACCCAAAGATATCTAAACGAGGTCAAAACATGGGGTGTCAACTCTGCAAAGTGGAAATATGCAAATGAGTGGTGTTTGGATAGAGGTCTGGAATTCAAGATTTTGACTGAAGACGAATTGGGTATCTCGTATAAATAGTATTATGGCAGAGAGCAAATACATTCAGTCTGTAAAACAGGCATCTGGAGAACGTCCACGTTCCACAGAGTGGTACAAGGATAAGATCAAGGAGTTTGGTACACCAGGCGCACTAGACTTGATTCGTGACGGTAAGCAGGCAACACGCCCATTCTTTGGACGATTGAACATGTTTATCTATGATCCAAAGTTCAAGAAGACGCTTCCATACTATGACACGTTTCCACTCGTTCTTCCTATCGAAAACTATCCAGATGGATTTCTAGGCATCAATCTACACTACTTACCAATTCCTCTTAGAATTAGACTACTGGACAGACTTGTAGACTTCTCAAACAATACAAAGTTCGATGAGTCAACTGAACTAAATGTTGACTACCAAAAACTAAAGAATGTACGGTTAATTCGTCCAACCATTCACAAATATCTTGCGGGACAAGTTAAGTCACGGTTTCGTAGAATTGATGCAGACGAGTTTACGATTGCGACACTACTACCCGTGCAGAGGTTCAAGAAGGCATCTGCATCAGCGGTATGGAAAGAATCTAGGAGCATGATCTAATGGCCGTAGGACAGAACTTTTTCGAAGGAACCGCAATCGGTGTCCTTAACGATATTCTATCTGCATTTCATTCTAACGAAGGATATGCATCACCAAACCGATATGAGGTGAATATATTTGGACCAAGAGGAAGACAACTTGGTGGTGCATCACAGTTGCAGAATCCAAACCTTGGTAACGAGTCAACTTTGAATGTAAGAGACATTCAACTCCGTTGTGAGTCTGTAACTCTGCCCGGCATCAATCTAGCAACTGCACAGGATACAAATATCTATGGACCAACAAGGGATATCGTAGAAGGTGTGACGTATGCAGAAGAAGTGTCAATGACCTTTGCAGCCAGTTCAGATTTAGAAGAGAGAGTATTCTTTGAGAGATGGCAGAAGAACGCATACAATCCACAGACATGGAACATTGGGTACTACAATGACTATGTTGGTGCAGTTGAAATCTACCTTCTCGACAAACAGGACCAAAGAAGGTATGGAGTAAAATTGTGGGATGCATTTCCCAAGAACATTAACGGCACCGATTTAAGTTACAGTTCCCAGAATGAAAACATAAAGATTACAGTGGGAATGTCCTTTCGATACTGGACACCACTAGATATCAATGAACAAGGTCCAAGCACAATTGATAGAATTATCGACACAGTTGCAGATGGCGTTCAAAGACAGATACTAAGTAATATACCGAAAGTGCTTCGGAGACTATAAAGGATGAAATATTATGGCATTACCCAAACTACAAATTCCAGAGTATGAACTGGTTGTACCGTCAACACAGGAGAAGGTTAAGTATAGACCATTTCTCGTAAAGGAAGAAAAAATTCTACTCCTTGCAATGGAGAGTGAGGATGACCGGCAGATAAATGACGCACTCACCAATATTGTTAGTGAGTGTACATTTGGTGCTGTTGATGGAAGAACAGCTCCAGTTTTTGATATGGAATATGTTTTTCTTCAAGTTAGAGGGAAGTCTGTAGGTGAGAGTGTTGAACTAAACATCACCTGTCCAGATGATGGTAAGACGAAAGTCCCTGTGAAAGTTGACCTGTCTGAAGTTGATGTGCAGATGAGTGTTGACCACACAACAGAGATTGAACTGGCAGACGATATAAAACTTGTTATGGGATATCCTACACTATTCAGTACGCAAAAGTCTGATGATGATTCTGATACGGAGATGGTGTTTAAGTTGATGCAGGGATGTATTTCAGAGATTCATTTTGGTGAGGATGTTTATAAGAGAATTGATATTAGTGATA